AACCGTGAGTCCGAGCTGGGCGGTGTGCTGCTGGCCACCCACATCAGCGAGGCCATCAGCGCGGCGACTGGCGAGGTTGACCACAAGGTTCTGGCGCCCCTTGGCAACGTGTCTGCAGCGCGCAACGAGCTGTTGACCTATGGCGGGGTGAACTGGGTATGAGGACGGCAGACGACTACTACGCGCAGCTCTGTGCGCTGTTGCCCCCGGGGCCGGCGTGGGAGCGGGAATTTAACCCGGGCATTGATGAAATCCTGCAGGCCGCTGCCCAGGAGCTGGCCCGCGAGGATCTGCGCGCCGTGGCGCTGCTTGCCGAGAGTGAGCCGGCCACGGTGCGCGAGTTGGTGCCCGACTGGGAACGGGTCATGAGTCTGCCTGACCCTTGCATGGGCGAAAGCCCAACGTTTCAGGACCGCCAGTTGGCGGTACGTCGGCGGCTGCTGGAGGTGGGCGGGCAGACCCCGGCGTACTTCGTCGAACTGGCGTTCAGCATGGGTTATCGGCAAGCGCGGGTGATTGAGCACCGGGCACCTCGCTTTGGCCGCTCGCGCATGGGGTCGGCCCGCTTCGGCACTTGGTCGGCGCAATTCATGTGGACCTTGCAAACGGGGCCGCGCCTGGCTCAGGGGAGCCGCTTCGGATTTAGCCACTGGGCGCAGACCTTCGGCGGCGCCTCTAGCGGGGCGCTTGAGTGCCTGGTCAGCCGAGCTGCGCCGGCACACACACTTGAAACAATCAAATACGGATAAGCACCTATGGATTACCCGAAAAGTACGCCCAATGTGGGTTTGGTCGGCGGCAAGTTTGTTGACGAAAACACCAGCTCAGGGCAGCCCGGATCGCTGATTCCGGCGACCTGGGGCAACTCGGTTACTGACGAACTGCTGGCCGTGATCGTCGCGGCTGGCCTGACGCCAAGCGAAAACGACCTGAGCCAGCTGCAGAAGGCGATTCAGACCCTGGCAGCCAGTGACGTTAAACGCAGCGTGCGTGTCGCCACCACTGGCGCTATTGCGCTGTCGGGTGTGCAGACCATCGACGGCATTGCCCTGGCGGTCGGCAACAGGGTGCTGGTGAAGGATCAAGCATCCGGCTCGCAGAACGGCATCTACACCGTGGCAGTCGGCGCCTGGGTGCGTGCCCTGGACACCAACGAAAGTGCCGAATGCGTACCCGGTCACCTGGTGATTGTCGAGAGCGGTACCACCCACAGCGGGGCAATCTGGCAACTGTCGAACACCACGCTACCCACCCTTGGCACCACTCCTCTGGTGTATGTCCGGGTGTTCGGCAAAACCGGCGTGGCCGCTGGCACCTATCGCTCGGTGACCATTGATGTGCAGGGGCGCGTAACGGCTGGCAGCAACCCCACCACATTGGCCGGCTACGGCATCACCGACGTCTACACAAAGACGCAGACGGACAGTCTGCTGGCGGGCAAGGCGGACAATGCCACGACGCTGGCCGGCTACGGCATCAATGATGCTTACACGCAAAGCCAGGTCAACACACTGCTGGCCGCCAAGGCGCCGCTGGCCAGCCCGGCCTTTACCGGTAGCCCCACGGTGCCCACGGCAGTTGCAGGCACCAATACCCTGCAGGCGGCGAACACGGCATTTGTACAATCGGCCATCGCCGCGCTGGTCGCTTCGTCGCCGGCGGCGCTGGATACGCTCAAAGAACTGGCGGATGCGATCGGCAACGACCCTAACTTCGCCACCACCATGCTCAACCATCTGGCTGGCAAGGCGAACAAGGCTGAGACCTACACGAAGATCGAAACCGTCGAGGCGATCCGTGATACTGCGTTTCGGGCGCGGGCATCGTTACCCCCGGCGACCCCCGGCGTTAACTTCAACGCCATTGTCACGCCGGGTTGCTATGAGTACATCGTCTATGGCACTCACACCAATGGTCCCGGTGTCGCGGCCTATTTCTATGTCGAAGTGTACGAGTATTCCATCAGTACCCTGACGCAGCGTCTGATTCCCTATACCGCCAGAGGTGGGACCTTTACCCGAAGCCGCTATGACGGTGTGTGGAGTGATTGGGACAAGGACGTCACCGAGTATTCGTTGCCTGGCCTGATCCCGACTGCCACCGGGTCTCGTGCCGGGATTTTGAAACTGAATCACAGCGTTACCTCCGACGATCAAGCAACGGCTGCCAGTTCCTACGCCCTCAAGATAGTGCGTGACTTGGCGTACAACAAGGGTTCACCGAACACTGCTTCATTGCTGGCTAATGGCTGGTCGAAGGACCCCGACACCGGCGAAGTCGAGCAGTGGGGAGTAGTTACCGGCGTCTCGGATAACACCCTGCTGAGCGTTACGTTTCCGATCGCATTCCCGGTCGAATGCTTGAACGGCTCAGCAACGTTTGCCAGTGATCCGGGCACTTCGGGTTCGGACGTGACGGCCTTTACCAGCCCCACAAAAACCGGCTTCATGCTGCGCGTTAGCGGCAATAACACAACTAACAGCGTGTACTGGCGCGCTAAGGGGCGATAAATGGAATTGATCTATTACGGAGCGGACGGCGGTTTCTATTCGTCGCTTGCCCATGGTGCGCGTGAACTCACGGTTCCTGATCCCGAGTGGCAGCGACCCACCGTGCCGGAGATTGATCCTGGCTGGAATGGAGAAGGCGATGCACCGATGATCGAGGTGCTGGACTGGTCAGCCGTACCCCCCACGATCACCGTGCCCAACCCTGACTGCATGCTGCCGCCGGTTGAACAGCTGGTGGAAATCCCGCATGCGCTCTATCAGGAACTACAGTTTGCCCAGTCGGCGGGAAACTCGATTCAGCACGGTCCTGATGGCTATCCGGTAGCTGTGGCCCCGACCGTCACCGCAGAAGACCTGGTCATCTTGGCCAAGGTGAAGCGTGATCGTTTACTGACTGCCGCCGCACTGCGCATTGCGCCGCTGCAGGATGCAGTCGACCTCGACAGCGCCACGCCTGCAGAGGTGCAGCAACTACGCTTCTGGAAAGCTTACCGCGTCGAACTCAACCGACTGGAACAGCAGCTCGGCTTTCCGCATGAAATCATCTGGCCTGACGAACAGGCCGTTACCACCTCCTGAAACCCCGCACTGACGGGGTTTTTTTCTACCTGCAATCCGAGGTTTACATGCTTGAACACCTGATACGGGCGGCCATCCAGTGGCTGCTACTTTTCCCTGTGCGCGTCGTTCTGATCCTGCTGGGTGTGCTGGTAGTGCCCTTGGCACTGCCCTTTGTTCAGTCTGCTGGTACCTGGATGCCGTTCACGCAGGCGCCGGGCAACTGGCGACTGGTCACGCTGCCCGACTGGGCGTGGCTTTGGTCGAACGATCGGGACGGCGCGCTGGGCGACAAGCGCGGCTGGTGGCATCTGAATGCCCTGTTTGGGCTGGGCGCCTATCACCCGTTCTCGATGTTCTGGTGGCTGGCCCTGCGCAACCCGGCCAACAACATGCGCTTTTCCCCGCTGTTCGGCTGCCCGGTGACAGAGTGCGATTACCGCTACTGGGGCGACGAGAACGTCGAGGATCGACCGGGGCAGGGCGGTCGGCGCTTTCTGTTGGCTACGCACAAGCGCACCGGACGCCGCTATTACGGCTTCTACGGCGTGTGGCAGTGGTCCGCGACTCGCGCACTGGTAATGCAGATCGGCTTCAAGGGAGAGCCGAAAGACTGGGCTGAAGATTACACCGCTGACCTTTCCCGGCAATGGGCCGGTATGACGTTTGAAATCAATCCGCTCAAGGACATCTCGTAATGGCGATTACCGAAAAGCAGCTTTTGCAGATCCTCCCCAACGCCGGCGCAAAAGCCGGCGTTTTCGTACCTGGACTCAATGCCACCATGGGCAAGTACGCGATCATCACGCGGCTACGCATCGCCGCGTTCATCGCGCAGCTCGGCCATGAATCCGGCCAGCTGCGCTACGTGCGTGAACTTGGCAATGATGCTTACCTGGCCAAGTACGACACCGGGCGCCTGGCGCAGCGCCTAGGCAACACGGCCGAGGCAGACGGTGACGGCCAGCTCTATCGCGGTCGCGGGCTGATTCAGGTGACAGGTCGGGCGAACTATGACGCCTGCAGCGAAGCGCTGTTTGGCGATAGCCGCTTGCTCAACACCCCCGAGCTGCTCGAGCAGCCGGTGTACGCGGCGCTGTCAGCGGGTTGGTTTTGGCAGCGCGCAGGTCTAAACACCCTTGCCGATAAGGGCGACATCCTCACTATCACTAAGCGTATCAACGGCGGCACCAATGGTCTGGATGAACGCAAGGCGCTCTATCAACGAGCGCTCGAGGTGCTGCAGTGAGCGCGCTCAATTGGCGGTCAGCCGGCCTGGCGCTGCTGTTGGGTATTTTCATCGGTGGCCGTGGTGCCTGGATGTGGCAGGCAAACCACTACGACAAAGCACTGGCTGAAAAGGCAGGCCAGTACCAGCGCGAGCGTGAAGGCGCTGCACTTGCCTTGATCGACTGGCAGGCCGAAGAACAGGATCGCCGTCGCGATCTGGAGGGCCGTCTCAAGTCAACGGCAGAAACCCACTGGAAGGAGATGAGCAATGCTCAAACAACTCAAACTCGCCTACGTGATAGGCTTGCTACTGCCGATCTGCGGTTGTCAGTCGTACTCGCCGCAACAAACGCCGAGGTTGGTAGCTGTGGGATGTCAGCGGCCGCCGACGCCCGAGGCGTGGTATATGGAAGCGTACGCGCCGACCTTGACCCAGCGCATGCTCAAAGAATTGTCGCCATCACCGACGAAGGCGATCGAGGACTAATGGCTTTGAGAGCGTGCCAAGCGTATGTAACAGAGATCGTTCAGTAATTGTAGCCAGGGTGAGAACCCTGGCTTCTTTAGTTAATGGCCTCACGAGAATGGCTCTGTATTCTTCATGTTCCGTTGAGGTAGCATTCATGAAGCTTTAGTAGTGGGATGATTAATTCTGTTAGCTGGGCTTGCACCGTGGGTCGAGTCGCTACGCTGATCTATGGGATCCATGGGCCAGAATTTGCTGTGTCTAGCTAGCATCGCCGGGTTGGTCGGAGCCTTATTTTTTATCAGGGACTGTTATGACGCTTCCACTGAAAGAACTTATCAAGCTGACTCAAATCATTAGTCGTATTCAGGTTGGTCAGTTCGATGCCAATGATGTTGATAATTTGTTCATGAAGCTTAGGCCGTATGCTGAGAGGGATAGTGTGTTTTTCGAGGTCGCAAACTATGTCGCGCATTCAGATGCTCGAGATCGCGGTCTTGCCCAACGTTCGATCACGGCTTTTATAGATGCAATTAGGTTCTTTACGGAATATACAGGGCCAGACCGTAAGCTAAATATAACTAAGCCATTTCCAGGGTACGTATATAGGTTGTTTTTCTCGCAAATTTTGCTGGCAGATGAGCTAGAGCTTAAGTCGAAGCACAGAATGAGTCGTGCCTCACTGGCCAAAAAGATCCAGAATAATTTCGCTCTAGATAAGAAAGACGATACCTGCTGTGCCAAGGGGAAGCTGGGGGTAGAGCTTCTCGGAGCCCTTTCTTATCTGATTAGCTACATCAATGTTCGGCCTGCATTCCACGTGCGTGAGCTTCATGGTGATCTCAAGAAAGTCATGAAGGCACAGAGTGTGGCTTTTGACGAGGAAGCGTGGGGTGCTCAGGCGGATAGGATTTCTCTGGCCGTTTTATGTCTTGTATCTAGCACTGAGTATATTTTGCCGGGCGGTGAGGAGGCCCATTGCGAACTTAGCACTGAGAATCACTTCAGGTTGATCAGCGGCGAGCGAAGATTGCCAACGGGTGAACTGACTTCTGAGCCGGCGGCTTTTGGTCCCTTAACCATTATGGGCAATGCGACTCTGAAAAGCGGCCCAAAGGCTGGTCTAATAGTGTCATTTTCTTTGATAGCAACTGATCTTGATCCGCGAGATCACTGCGATCATCGGCTTTTTTTCTCTGGTCCAGCACCTGAGGCGTGGGGCAAATGCGAGGCCGAGATGATCAATTTCGCTAGGGATATGTCCCTGACGGCCGACTTTAAGTTGACTCGGACCGATTCGCTGATCTGAGCGCGGTTGGGTGACTGGTCCGGCATATTTCAACTCAGTCGGTATCAATGGGTTTATCGATGCTCGGCAAAGTGTCCGGTTCACAATTGAGATGCAAGCCGCATTTAACTATCGAGATTTGCTTGTGCGCTAATCGTAAAAGTAGTTAGTCCGCTTCCGACTAGTTTTCGGGCGCCAAGAGGGCTAATTCCTGATGCTCGTTCGATTATCTCAAGCAGAGAGCGCCAGAGTGGCCCTATCGTTTCTGTAGGTGGAACTTTTCCAGCGCTTCAATGTTTCAGTTTTCGTTAGTGGTACAGAGTGGCTTGGAGAGTGCTCATCTAGATTCCTCAATGTCATTTTACCCATTGCTTACATGTTTAGGATAATTTTCGCGGGAACTCATGCCTTAGCCGCAATTCTAGGTTCCGGATGATGCTAAGTTTTTTCCTGCGAAATCCACTCCCGAATTTACGTAAAAATCTGTTTGTACGAAAGTGGTACGAATAATTTTGAGCGTCGCTACAGCCCCCGACTTCTGATGTCCACCGAATTAGTCGTTCCAATCCCTCATCCGTGGCATTCACGCTGCAGGTTCTGGCTCGGCCGCTCGATGAGGCATCGGAGGAAGTGGGCAGCGTTGCTGAATCAATCCCATAGGCGCTTGATCCCGATCGAGATTGCTTCCATGTTGGTGTCCAGCGTCATCAGGGCTACTATGACGTTGTCCAGGGTGTCTGCTGTGATTGCAGCTTTCTTGTCCATGATTGAGTCCTAGTGCTTAAGATATGTTAGGGCAATTTTAGGGCAGATTCTGGGACGCTTGAGGCCCGAATGGACCATTTGCTCAGGCTAAGATAACCGTTTTTACTGGCCTATAGTGGCCTGCCGAGGATGTCGGGCGGGTTCAAATCCCTATCTCTCCGCCATACATCGAAAAGCCCCGCAGATGAAAGTCTGCGGGGTTTTTTGTTTTTTGCGTTGTCTGAAATGTGCGCAGGCATGGTGTTACCGTCCTTGCTGATTTCATTTTCATAAGTGGTATGAGAAGACCTTCGCTAATGAGCTCTACTTGCTCTCATGCACCAAACTAATATGCTGCGTATGCGTGACTTGAATCAGTAAATTTAGTTGCTTTTTTACTTGCATGAAAATCGCCGTTTGAACCACTGGCCTCCCCCCGTTGCATAAAAGACCGCGGTCATCTCTGCTGATGCTGGTCGGCAGCGGCTGCTGCGCCGTCAACGGCTGGGCAGGTTCAAGATTACGGTTCGGTGAGGGATTACAAGAATGCAAACTGTGTGAATTCGATATGTTGAGATAGGTCTTGTTGGTGTGAAGGGTAGCGTCAGAAGCCTTACATTTTTTCGTTTGCTCGCCAGATCTATCGCTCAAGCATTACTAAGTTCACTAACACGGTATTTGACTTGGATCCAATGCCCAGAAACTGTATGATCCCGCCGCCGTCAGTACGATGGCGCATGATCATTTAAAGGACTTAGTATGAAAAAGCTGTTCAAAGCTACCGTCGCTGTAGCCGTCGTATCGGGTGTTGCGCTGCTGTCGGGTTGCACCGGCCAGGTCTACAACCAGCAAAAGAATTGCTCTTACGACTACCTGTTCCACCCTTCGGTTTCGGT